CAACCAAGGAACAGAAGAAACCCGAGTCCGTCATATGGATTATGGGGTTGTGCTTAGTGCTTTCTTCTGGAGACGATTTAAAAACAAAGAAAACATAACATTCTTTGATCCTAATGAAGTTCCAGATTTATATGAGGCCTTCTACTCAAACACACAACGTTTTGAACAACTCTATTGTGAATATGAACAGCGTACAGACCTAAGAACAAAGACCATGAGTGCCGAAGAAGTATTCAAAGGCGGCATCTTGAAAGAGCGCACAGATACAGGACGTATCTACCTTGTGTTTGTTGACAACGTGATGAATCAAGGTCCTTTTGATCCTGAGTATCATACCATTTACCAGAGTAATCTTTGCTGTGAAATTCTTTTACCTACTAAATCCTTTAAACGTCTGGATGACGAGTCTGGTCGTATTGCACTTTGCACACTGGGCTCAATCAATTGGGGTGCGTTCCGTAACCCAGAAGACATGCGCCGTGCTTGTCGCATACTGCATCGTAGCCTCAACAACATTCTTGACTATCAAGACTTTCTTTCCATCCAGTCTAAACTATCCAACGACGAAATTAGACCGCTGGGAATTGGAGTCACCAACCTTGCCTACTGGCACGCCAAGCGTGGATTCAAATACGGAGAGCGAGACGCCCTGGCTGACGTCAAGACGTGGATGGAACATCAGGCCTACTACTTGACAGAAGCGTCAGTTGAACTGGCCAAGGAACGTGGTCGCTGTGTGGACTCAGACAAAACACGCTACGGCAAAGGCATTTTTCCTTGGGAACTACGTGCCAAGGGCGTTAATGAACTCACAGACTTCACACCTGAACTGAACTGGGAAGGCCTACGTGCAGAGATGCGCAGTTATGGTGTGCGTAATGCCACACAAATGGCCATTGCCCCAGTAGAGTCTAGCTCAGTTGTTATTAACTCAACCAACGGTATTGAAATGCCCATGAGCTTGATCTCAGTAAAAGAATCCAAGGCAGGTAGCTTGACACAAGTGGTTCCAGAGTATCACAAGTTGAAAAACAAATATCAACAGATGTGGGCACAAAAGGACTGTGACGGCTACTTGAAGACTGCCGCAGTATTGGCAGCCTACATCGATCAGTCAATCTCAACCAACACATTCTACAATCCTGCACACTTTCCAGACCGCAAGGTTCCCACAACCTTGATTGCCAAGAACTTGATGCAAGCACACTACTGGGGATTGAAAACATTCTATTACAGCCTGATCAACAAAGCAGGATCAAAACAAAAAGCGGAAGAAGCACCGTTAGAAGAAATTGACTTTGATCTTGAAGAAGACTGTGAAAGCTGTAAACTGTAAGGACACCAATGAGTAAAGCACAATACAATCTAAAAACAAAAACAGACTACTTGAATCGCAAGATGTTTCTGGACCCAGCTGGTCCTGTGACCATTCAACGTTTTGAAGAAGTCAAGTACAACAAACTACAAAAGTTTGAACAAGAAGCACGTGGCTTCTTTTGGGTGCCTGAAGAGATTTCATTGACCAAGGACAGCCAAGACTTTAAAGATGCGTCAGACACAGTCAAGCATATCTTTACATCAAACCTATTGCGTCAAACAGCACTAGACAGTCTGCAAGGTCGTGGTCCAACACAAGTGTTTACCCCTGTGTGTTCGATCCCCGAACTTGAAAGTCTAATGTACAACTGGGGTTTCTTTGAGACCAACATTCACTCACGTAGCTACAGTCACATTATTCGCAACATCTATAATGTGCCCAAGGATGTGTTCAATACCATTCATGACACACAAGAGATTGTTGGTATGGCGTCAAGTGTAGGCAAGTACTATGATGAGTTGCATAGAATGAATTGTAAGAAAGAGCTAGGATTTGATTTAGTTTCTGACCACGAACATATCAAAGCAATCTACCTGGCATTACATGCGTCATACGCATTGGAAGCATTCCGCTTTATGGTTAGTTTTGCTACAAGTTTGGCCATGGTTGAGAACAAGATTTTCATTGGCAACGGCAACATCATTCAACTAATCTTGCAAGACGAGATCCTACACAAAGATTGGACTGCGTTCTTGATCAATCAAGTTGTAAAAGAAGATCCACGTTTTGCCGCTGCCAAGGTCGAATGCGAAGCCGAAGTGTATCAACTGTACCTGGATGTTATTCGTGAAGAAAAAGAGTGGGCAGATTATTTGTTCAAGCACGGTCCTGTGATTGGTCTCAATGCCAACATCCTGAGAGACTTTGTGGACTTCACCGCCAAAAACGCACTCAACGAAATTGGTATCAAGTATCTGGAACCTGCACCCAGAAGCACCCCTATTCCGTGGTTCAACAAACACGTTGACACCAGCAAGAAACAAACTGCACTGCAGGAGAACGAAAGCACTAATTATGTTATTGGTGTAATGAGCGACAGTATTGACTATGAGGAACTACCTGAACTATGATTGACGACAATTGGTTTGCCCAAGGCGGATTTGAAACTTACAAACACCCAACACCTATCAGTTATGAAACAGCCACCGACAACGGCACAGTTGAAACACTGGAAGGTCCTGTGGCCTACACAGTGGGACACAAGATTATTACTGGCCCCAAGGGCGAGAAGTATCCCGTGAGTCCCATCAAGTTCTCAGCCTACTATGACGACAACGGCGATGGCACTGCCACACCCAAAAAGATCATGAAGGTAGCTAGACTTGCTGACCATGACGGTGTTGTAAAAGCGTCATGGGGCAATTTAGAATACACCAAAGGCAATGACTACATTGTCAAACACGGTCCTGGCGACTACGGTGTTGTCAAAACAGACATTTTTGCCAAGACCTACGATAAATCAAAAGAAAGAAAATAAAATGACAGCAATCTTGTGGAGCAAGTACCACTGCCCTTATTGCGATCAAGCAAAGGCATTATTAAAACAAAAAGGTATCCCGTTTGAAGAACGCAAAATTGGAGATGGATATACCAAAGAAGAATTGCTAGAAGCAATCCCCTCGGCCAGAACAGTACCACAGATTATTCTCAACGGAGAACTGATTGGTGGATTTACCGAACTCAAAGCAAAATTAACAGAAAGCACATAATGTCAGCACAACTAGCACTAGAACCCAACCAGGTATACACATTCAAAATGAACTCAGGCGAAGAAATGGTCGCCAAAGTAAAACAATCAGGCGGGGACTGGATTATTCTAGAAGAACCTGTAAGCATTGCTCCGGGACCGCAGGGCATGGGACTTGTGCCCAGTTTGTTTACCGCAGATCCCAAGGAAGAAATTCGATTAAATACTAACAGCGTTTCTTTGGTATCCAAGACTGATGACTCAGTTAAAATGAAATATCTAGAAGCAACAACTGGTATCAAAGTACCAGAGAAAAAACTCATACTAGGATAATATGCCAGCAGTACAGCGACAAGGTGATTCAGACACAGGTGGTGGGAAAATACTCTCAGGAGTAGGTTCTGTAAGAACCAATGGAACCCCCACAGCCACAATCAACTCGGCTGTTAGTTGGCATGGTAAAAAAGCACATGCATCTGCAAAAACTACTACAGGTGTAAGCAGTGTCCGAGTTGAAGGACAGCCTATAAGTGTTACAGGCAATGCCGACACCTGCGGTCATACTCGCACTGGTGGCAGCGGCGATGTGAGGGCTGGATAATGGCAGGCTCAGGATTTGGTCAACCAGGCACATACACGCCATTGCAATTGATTGCTGGGGCCGGACTACTACAAAATCAAGGCATCACGGTTCCTACATCATTGACCACGGCAGTGACCTCATACAACTCGTTGCCGTTTGTGCAAGATCTAATGAGCGCAATCTCTCTTGGCCCGGCCTTTGGACTAAATGCTGGAGTTATTGCAAGTTTAAAAACTCTAGGCAACACCACATGTCCTGCACTTGGTGCCAGTATTCCTTCTGCGTATGCAGGAGTTAATCCGTTGATACCCACAACAGAGACCGGCGGCTTTGGTAACCTAGTGATCAACAACGCTGAATTGTATCTTGGTGATGGCCAGGTTGATCGGTTTTGTCAAGCATACCAAATTGTTTCGGGATATCGTAGCACAGTAAACGAACTGATACAAAGTGCAGTCAACGCCACTACCTATCTTGGCCCTACATTTACCACAATGAATGATTTGATCACTGGCCAATTTACCAGTGTGAATCTGGCATTAAAGTGTCTGGGCAGAGATTTTGCACAACTGGGCAATGCAATTGACTTGGCCAACCTAGATGAGTTTGGCACACCAGCGGCTGTGTTACAACAACTCAGCGATGAAGGCCAGATCACAGCAGGTACATTGAGTTGTGTGGCATTGAAGTTAGCAGAGTACGGTCTGACTGAAAGCGACATTGTGTTGTTGTGTACCCCAGATGCCAGTACCAGAACACCATCAACCAATGAATTCAATGCTTTACAGAAAAAAGCATACCAAGCAATGGCTGCGATTGATGCAGATTGCTTGGGTTATGTGCTAGATGTACTTGGGGTGGTAACGCCCAACATCAACACCATGGCTGACTTGTTGGATTTAAAAAAGATTCTTCCCGAAAGTTGGATATCATTAACAGTACCATCGGTAGCAGGAGTGACATTGTTGTTTAATCCTGACGGCTCAGTGAATCCCGAAGTGCAAGCGGCATTGAATGACAGTGTGGCAATTGTACTTCCGGCGGGGTGTGATGAGTTGGCCAAGATAATACCCCCGGATCAAGCAGTAGTAAACAAAGCATTCCAGGCAGCATTACAAAATGTAGGCGGCATTTCCACTACCACCTTGCCACGAGTAGCAACAGCATTGTTAGGATAACATATGGAAACGCTCAAAGGTCTACCACTAGTAGAAGATGTTACAAAACCTGTACCAGACACAGTAACAACCTATTACAAAGATACATTTGCCACGGGAACCAGTGAGTTTGGCACATTTACCATGCAGGATTTTTTGGGATCAGCAACAGGTACTGTCACAAAAAATTCAATACAGAATATAGTGGCCACATTGCGCAACATGAACATTACTGCATTGACTAGTCTGTACAATCAGATGTTGCTCACGGTTCAAGGTGTGTACGATGATCCGTTGAATCCGGGGCAAATTATTATTCCAAGTGGTCCAGCAGCCGGCACATATGGCAGCGGCAACGATGCGTTTACGTCAGGACTGATACCGGCAGCAAACACATTGATAGCAAGTTTGATTTCCACATATCCTTCTGCTACCACATCATTGAACAACAGTACCAACGCCATATGCGAACAATATGTGTATGAATACACCAATCAAACCAAAGCAGGATTGGTATTTGCTGATCTAATATCAGGTAGTCAGCAATCTACCATTAGCTTTATGAATGGGCTGGCATCAGCAGGACTAGACACTCAAATTGGTGGACAGAGCAGTTACCTTTCGTCTGTGGCAGACGCCGCAACACAAGCCGGGCAATCCATTCTTGGATCGCTACGTGAAGGCCGTAATAACACACTGATGGACAAGACATGAGTATCAAACACGATAACATTGTTCCCAGTGTGTGGCCCGAGAACCAGGAAGATTCTGCAGGAATTCCTGCGGCTATAGTAGCATCGGTGGAACCAGCCACACGCGGCTCTGTACGATATCTTAATTCACGTGGGGAAAGCCAGCAAGCAACACTTGTAAACAACACTCTACCACCACAGGCATTGCCACCAGTTGCTATATATCAAGTTCCGGGCAATGCAAATTCTACAGACTATTCATGTGGTAATGAAGCAAGAGAAAAAGTGCTAGATGAACCGGTGCCAGCACCTCCAGTTATTGTGGAAGTCCTGGGATTCTATGCAAATGATGACTCCATGCCCTTGGGTTATGATCCTGCTTTACCAGCAAGCCAGTTGATAGTTAACACTGACTTCTGGGTAAATCTAAGAATACAACCCAGTGTTGGACTAGATGGATTTGATCCCACCATTATCTTTTTATCCAACAACATTGACGGTACTGTTTATCCTAATCCCGCTGGTTACCCGGGCACCTTTGCCGGCGACGGCGCTTCAAATGTCGGCGGCGCAGTTTATAAAGTTCCTAGTTTTTACATAGATCAGGTTGGTCTTGCCACAATGACATTCACTGCAGGTCAGCCAACTATTAACACAACATTTGGTACTGCCACAGGAGCCATACCAATTGTGTCTGTACCCACAGTGGTAGTGGCTGTAGTGGAACAACAAGGATGGTTCCCGGGCACAGCTGATGCAAATGTTGATTCAGTATATGTCGGACAAGAATTACAATTAGCAGTAAATGGTCCCCCATCAACATCATATTCTTATATCCTTCCCTGGTCGACAGGATCCAGTGTTACTGATTCATCTGGCAGGGACGTAATACCTGGCACTGCTCTGCAAGCCGGCACCTGGCCATTCACTGTGATATTCCCTGGAATAGCACCTGTGTCAAAAACGTTTTTGGTACTGGACGGATCTACTGCACCGGATGGTTTCATTCCTGAAATGGGCAATGCCGAGGGCAGTGGCATTGGCGATGCCGGAGACGGCGGAAGTGGTGGTGGCGATGGAGGTGGCGGCGGCGGTGGCGGCGGTGGCGGTGGCGGGGCTATGTAGCTCAAAAATCACTCAAAAATGTGGCTTTTTTGCCACATTTTTTTGGTTGACCAATAAATCCCATTTTGCTATAATACTTGTATAGTAATTAAAAAGGAGTTAGCGATGCGAGCACTTACCACTTTTATTGACAACAAAAACCGTTATGCCGCCCTGTTCCGCGGTCAGCGTACAGAACCCGTGTATGAAATTCAAACTGCCGCAGGCCGTAAACGTGTGGCAGAAATGATTGATTCGGACCTGAGTCCCGAGAATCTTTCATGTGATGGCGAACTGCCACGTGCAGAAGTTAACAGACGCTACCGTGAACTCACAGCGGCCGCAAAAGACCTTGTGAAACTGGATCCCACAGTGGCTCAGTACATGTACGAATTCGGTTGACCAATAAATCCCATTTTGCTATAATACTTGTATAGTAACTAAAAGGAGCCAACAATGCATACATACACAAAACAGACAGAACTTTCCTGGATCGACAGCAACGACATCGGTGAGCACATTGAGGACTTTAATGACCCTGAACTCAACAAGGCTTTTGGCAAGTTCTGTATTATGGATGACCAAATGGCCCTCTACAAAGTGCTAGAGAACGAAGTTGGCTACGACAATGAAGAAATCGACCCCGGTCACGTAGATATTGTGCAAAAGACTGTGGAAGAAACTTTGAAACAAGTTAACCTTGTGTTCAAGAGCTTGGGAATTGATCTGGAGTTCAAACAGGCCGACATGGTGGAATACACCGCCTACATGCTCACAGGAAAAGGTGACACGCCCGAGGACATGGGCATGCGCATTCGTAGACTAGTAGCAGACCAAACTGTATAAGTTTGGTTGACCAATAAATCTCATTTTGCTATAATACTTGTATAGTAACTAAAAGGAGTCCGAAATGAATGTCAAAGAAATTAACTCTGCTATCATGTTTGGTAATCTCACCAATGACGAACTGTCCACGGTGATTGATGCTGTGAAGTTTGCCCGTGCGCAACTCACCCAACAAAAGAAACGCAGTTTTTCACCTGGTGACTCTGTAAAGTTTACCAGCAATCGCAACGGCCTAACATACGTTGGTACTGTGCGCAAAGTCAAAATCAAATTTGTACTGGTTAACACACCTGGCGGCTTGTTCAATGTACCGGCCAACATGCTGGAGGCAGCATGACCATCAAGCCGTTTCGCACCTGGCTTGCCGATGTATGGCGAGACAATTGTGAAGAGAACGACGGCTGGGGCCAGCCTAGAATGACCATGCCAGAATATTTTGCAAAGTACAAGTGGTGGCTCAAGCGTGAGTACCAGTATCAAAAAGGAGTTAGACGTGGGTCTTGATATGTATGCATACGTGGCCACCCGTGCAGGCCAACAACGAGAGTATTATGACGGTGCTAATTGGGACAATGCCACAAAAGAATTCACCTCTCCTGTAACCAAACCACGTGAGATTGCTTACTGGCGTAAGCATCCTAACCTACATGGATGGATGCATCAGTTGTGGGAAAGCCGAGGCAACTCAGGTGACTTCAATGGTGACGAACTAGAACTAACATATGATGATCTTGAACGACTAGAGCTTGATGTCATTGCTGGCACCTTGCCAGGTACATCAGGATTCTTTTTTGGCAACGACGCCGACGATCATTATCGTAAAGAAGATCTTGAGTTCATCAAGAATGCTCGAGCAGAGTTGTTCATGGGACTTAAAGTGTTTTATAACAGTTCATGGTAATTAAGTAAATATATGAATGAAACAAACTTCTCAGACCCAAGGTTCAGCGGGATAATGGCGGCAGGGTGGATCCGCGACTTAGAAAGCTCGGACAGCCGCATACACAAAGAAAAAGTTATAGAAAAGGCTCTAATGGCATCCAAGTTAGGCAGTGCAGATGCACAGGCCTTCTTGTTCAACTGCTATCAGGCCTACAATCCTTTCTATGTGTTCGGCATCCGGCAAGTGCCTGAGACTGAGGGTTTGACTGGCCAACCAAATCATTGGCCAGGATTTTGGGCCTTGTTAGAAAGTCTACGTACTCGTAGCATCACTGGCAATCGTGCAAGAGAGGCAATCGAAACTTGCAGTCAAATGTTTGACTCAGAAGAGTGGAATGGCCTAGCCCGTCGTGTGTTGATCAAGGACTTGAGATGTGGCATCTCTGAAAAGACCATTAACAAAGTAGTGGGCAAAACTGAATGGAAGATTCCCGTGTTCAGTTGCCAACTGGCACAGGACTCTACAGATCAACCCAAGAAGCTCCGAGGCATCAAACGTCTAGAAGTCAAACTGGATGGTGTGCGTGTGTTGGCAGTTGTGAATGGATCTGCTTGTACATTGTACAGCCGTAATGGTAAAGAGTTTGAGAACTTCCCACAGATTGCAGACTTTGTTGAAGAACATCGCAAAGCATTCCAGCGTGATTCTGCCTTTGGCGGACAGTTTGTGTTGGATGGCGAGATTGTGGGCAAGAACTTCCAGGACTTGATGAAACAAGCACAACGCAAACGAGATGCCAAAACTGTAGACATG